CTTCTTTGACATAAAATAACCCCCTTTAGAGTTACACCATTTTATTATTGCATGTGTCTACTCTAAGGGGATTATATCAAAACTCAGACAGCCGTTTTTCCTTAGTTTTCAGTATAGCCGAGTGGCGTTCAAACTGATTTTGCAGTCTCCGTTTAAGCACCTCGTCTTCCGTCTCAGAGATAGCACCGTCATATGCAGCTAAACGTCTTTTTGTAGCTCGTATAGACCGCTCCATAGCACGCTGTTTCTGCGATAATTCATACTGTCTGTTGTTTTCGGTCACGTCAACAGGGAGATTAGCACGTTCGGAAATTCCCTCGAAAAACGGATAAAAATCATGTCGGCAGTTCCAGCCTTTCAAGCCGTCACCCGTTCCGTAGCCTGTGGCGGTGCTGAGTTTAGGGTATTTTTTAGATTTGCCCGAAATGCTGTAAACCTTGCCTTGCCATAAAGCGTGTGAGGGACGCGCGCCCATGTGTGCGGTGACCTCAACCAGATCGCAGTCCATTTCTGCGGCAAGATCAAGCTGCATCTGACCTGCGGTCTGACTTATGCCCGTCATTACCGCACGCCGCACTGCAACGTCTGCCCAGTCGGTCTTACCCGATGGATAAGTTACAGTCGCAATACCTTGTTTAGCAAGCTCGACAACTGCGTCGTAAATAGCATCCTGATATGTAAAAGCACCGCTTTGTACCTTTAACCATGCCTTGTCCATAAGATGAGTAACAGTTGCCTGCGAGGACTCTACCATGGACTTACACAGATTTTTTGTCATACCATTTGCATTTTTAACGCCTGCCTTAAGCGTGTTGGATAATGCCACCGACCTCAGAGCGGCGGAGCAGTCCTTGCCGTAAGTTCTGTATATCTTGGCGTCGTTGTTGATTGCCTCCTTACAGGCATCGGTGTACAGCTTTGATATCTGCCGCTTTGATTTGCCTGTAAATTCTGCAAGCATAGCAGTGATCTCTTTTGTAGACATCTTCAACTGGCTTGCTTTGTACAACTGCCATTCTGCCGAGGGAGTAAGATAGTCCGCTTTAACAAGCTTTTTGGCAATAGACTTGATTATATCAGTCTGTACCTCGCTTACAAGATCAATCAAGTCATCTGGCAGTTTTTGTAACGTCTGAGGGGTAAGCATTACTCCTCACCGTCCTCAAAGCCCATAAGCTCATCGTCGGTAGGTTCACCGTCTGCAAGACGTGCCTTTGCCTCCTCTTCCGATTCGCCGTACCATTTAACACGGTATTCCCACTTCTGCATTAAACCTGCTGTGACATCATCTTTGTCACGTTGTCGCTCGGCATTTTCGTCTACCAGTGGACTTTGGTCAAAGACTATGGATATATGTGCGTCCTCCTTGACCTGTGCGTCGATAAAGCTGTGGCCTATCCAGAGGAGCGTTTTAACAAGACCATGCAAAAAGCTCTCAACTTTTATAAAATGCTTGTGTGCGTTTTGGATCAAGTCCTGCTTGTCGCCTGTGTACTGGGTAGCAGTTACTATAGAGCCTGCATTAAACTGATAATGCTTAGTACCAAATCCCACCTTAAAGCTGAGATAATCAAGCTGTGCCTGTATACCCGCCGTATTGTCTGCAACTCTCAGATCGGGATTATGCTCCTGCACCATACTCTTACCCGTGCCATCGTCCATAGTCTCGCCGATATAATAAAACAGTTGTTGATTTACCTCATCGGGAGCAACCTTTTTATCTCCAGACATATCTTCAAGCATATTTTTGTTTAAAAACACTTTTTTCTGTCCCAACCAAAAATCAGAGTTAAGATTATTATATGCAAGATCAACTCCCTTCAAGTTGTCAATCGCTCCGGCAAAAACCGCACAGCCCATCCCATTATTGCCGTTAATGGGATTAACGATAGCAGGTTTGCATATGGTAAACCAAGACTTGTCTGATCCTGTATGCATTATTCTTGCAACACCGTCCGGCAGAGGTTCTTCGCTCAACAGCGATTTATCTTTTATTCCAAAGATGTGATTTTCTATGACATATTCGCCTTTTTCCAGACGGTGTATCTCAAGATACAGCTTGTTGCTGCCTTTTGTACAGATATCGGAGCAAAACGCTGCTTCGGTGATAATGCCGTTGTCCGATGATAGGACTATTATCCTATCCGCCTCAAGGTAATTTAGATCTATCCATGCGTCCGGTGACGGCAGAAGTCTGCCGTCTGAGCTTACCACAGCATTTTTAAGACGTATCACAACGGCACAAGTGCCGGAATACATCATTTTTTCCATGAGGTCGTTAGCCTGATCCCAGAAGTTGTTGCTGCCGAACACTCCGCCGTTGTCGGTATCGCCAACGATGAACTTTTCCGAGTATTCATCATCTACTTTTACAAACGTTTTGTCGTTTATTAATATGCTTGCCCAGTCCTCGCACACCTTTTTGGCCATTTTCATGGTATACATATCACGACTCTTGCGTTTTTCTCCGTTTTCAAAAGTTATCCTATGAAATGGTTCATGAAAACCCTTCCACCAGTCTTTCCATACGGATATATTATTATAATAGTTGGTCGAAATGTTATAGCCGAAGTTATTATTCAGCCAGTTTATTATCTCACTGTTCAAATGTTTTCACCTCCTGCCAGCGTTAGCGGCTTGATAAATTTGCTAAAGCTGTACTCCAGAGCGTCAGCGGTATCTATATCGCAAGTACCGTCGTCAAGACGCTCGTCTCTGTCCGGAATTTTAGGATCCCATATCTGCTCCGACAAGCTTCCGATAACATTTTTGCAAATGTCAAGCACCCAAAATCTGCCCTGAGCCATCAAAGACGTAAGCATAGATATTCTGTCGTTTCGTGGAGCTTTGTAGCAGTCCACGATCTTGACCATCAGTCTTGCTCTGGCACAGGCTACTCTCAGACCGTTTATTACCGCTTGGTTTTCGTTGTCCGCCCATGCAAATTTAATTAAAAGCGGATTAAAACGCATATATAACGTCTTTACAAACTTTATAAAAGCAGTGTAAATAGTATCGGGACCGACCTCGCCCTTGCCGCCGTCTATTTTGTGATCTGCAATAACGACAAGCTTTTTAAAGCCCTCAATAAAAGCCGTAGCCACGAATGTGGTCTTTGACTTGTTGCCGCCGAAGTCGATACCTATCTGTATTGATGTGATCTTGCTTTTGTCAAGCTGTGATTCGGGTATTATATACTTTTCGGGGTCGTTGGCAAAGCTCTGGAAGATAAGACCCTCTGCCGCTATCCTTAACCCCAGTATATCTCGCTTGTACCAGATAGATGTCGGATCGTACTGAGATTTTACCTCAGCCTTACGCTGATCTGAGATATTTATGTTATCGTCAATAGTAAAATGTGCGTAGTTGTATCCGCCGAGGAATTTGCAATCGGCGGCGTCCTGCTGGTACTTGTCAATGTACTCGGTGTATATCCAGCTTTTTGGATTGTCCGGGTTAAGATCCCACCATATCTTACGCTTATCTGCGGCGATAGATCTGTTAAAAGCCTCCTGCACAAATGATTTGTGATGCAGATTGATCTCAGTACCTATCCACATACCATAAGAGTTGCCTCGTATGGACTTATAACTGCTGGCAAGCATAGCGCCGGAAAAGATGACGATCCTTGTTTTAAATCCTGTATCCTTGCCCTTTATGATAAGAGCCTCATTGCCCTTGTACTTACCCCAGCGGCATTGACCTCGAAAGAAATGCTCAATACCAAAGCCGTTACAGTCGCCAAGAATGATTTTCGCATTGCCGAGTGTTGACGCCGATGCAAGATGTATCTTGTCTTTAGTAGTCTTAAGCTCGTGACAAAAAGCAAGAACGTTGTCCACTGTCTTTCCGGCTCTTACCGCTCCCTCGGCAACGTTTATCATGCAGTCCTGTGACTTTCGGATATATGCCTTATGCTTATCGCCAAAATTGTAGGGTATGGTCTTTTTGCGTTTCTCAGGCTTAGTTGTCCTTGCCATAGATATCCTCCTCAATTTCCGACGTGTCCTCCAGCTCAGGATCAGCCTTGGGATTCGGTGACCAGTTTTCTTTGTCTTTATTCTGCAAATAGCTCAGAGCGGCGGACGGATTGGGAGCGACTTTTTTTACCCTGCGCCTGATCGTTTTGCGCCCTCTGGCGTCAACTCTAACTTCTTCCTCTGCATATTCGCCGCCCAGAGCCGCCGCAAGCAAAGCTCTCTCCACTTCGGAGTTTACAAGTTCAGGATTGTCGTCCAAAAAATCCTGAAGTTCCTTGTGCCGCTTTTTATAATCTGTGGCAAGCTTTTTCCGTTCTGCCTTGTCGGAGGTATTAATAAAAGCCTCCGACAGCTCGCCGAGGCTTTGTATATCCGTCTGTATTTTTACATCATTAATGTTGCTTACAGCTGCCGACAGCGTGTCGATAGCCTGTTTTCTCTTTACATTCACATTAACACCTCCGTTCGCTCAAACTCAAACTACACGCCCGTTTTAAGGGTTTTCTCTTTCAAGTGTGAAATTATCCTAAGAATTATTTCAAAACGTGCTATAACGCCGTTAAACGCCGCTAAAATGAAATCAAATAGCAATGCTTCGCCATTCGGATATTTTTGTTTCAAAATTCCGTTGATGTCCGGCGCTATGTAATCTGAGCTTAAGCGCAGGGGACGAATCAACCTTACGCTTATGATCAGATCTTTTCCAGTTCTGCAGCAACGTCAAAGTAATGACGCCTGCCGTTTATCTCACAGTACAGCGTACAGCGTTTACGCCGCTTGCTGTATTTAACAATGCAGTGTTCTCTGCCTTTGAGCAGTCCCTCTGTGATAGTCACCTTTCCGCTGTTTATGTAACCACGGCTGACGGTAAGATTTTCGACATCAAGTATCCACCGAAGTCTGACTTCCTCGCTCATCGGCAGCGGAGTGGGCGGTCTGCCCAAAAATCTCAATACGCCGACAGTATTTTTCACGGTGTAGTAAAGCTCGTCTGTGATGCCTTCACTGTTAACAAAAACATATGTGGGAAATATCATCCGGCGTACCATGCGCCACACGCCGCCTTTACGTTCCAACAGGTCGTGAGCAGGCGCATAGGCGTTAATATTTTTATCTCTGAGAGTGGCAACAACGTCATGCTCTCTGCCGCTCTGAACATAAATAACGTAGATCATATATCGCTCCTTTTCTCCTCAAGGAACTTAGCCACATCCTTGTAAAGATCGGGACGTTCCCTTGCCATTGCCTCGAACACCATTGACTTGACCTGTTCAAAGCCCGCGTTAAGGATATCCTCGTTTTTCAGATCCATATTCTTTTTATACGCCGCAGCCTTTACAAGGCTGGTAGCCTGTTTGAGCAAGGCTTCCGGGTCTATGTTCTTCCATTTTTCTTCGGGAGTGTTCTGTATAGATTCCAACACGTTATGCGACAGCAGCCTGATTATTCCCTCGCTGGTATCGAGAGCCGGATACTTGTTTATCTCCTCCATTATGACCCTGAAATTCTCCTGAGCCATTCTGAGGGTCTCAACAGATTCATTCAGATTTGCGGCGTATCTGCAAACCGAGGATATTGATATGGGCTGATCGGTCTGATCCTTTATATAGTCTGCGATCTCCGCATATGTAAAATCGGCTTTCATCATATCTTCGACCGTTGCTTTAAGTTCCGGCGACAGCTTGTCTATTTTAGAGTGCTTTCTGCGCTTTCTTGCCATTATCCGCACCCCCTACAGCTTTATGCAGGGGTCGTTGATACCTCCGGCAAGCAGGCTGATCCCCTTTGCCGTAAGCTTTGCCTCGAGATCGTCAAAATCGCTGTCTGCCAGCGTAGACGGCTCTTTGGACAACACCGTCCTCAGATGTATGTATCCGGCTTCATAAAGATAGTTCACGCTGTCGGTAATTTCGCCCTTTGTTATATCGGGAAGAGCATACTCAACGCTCTTAAGCTTATGATACTGATATCTGAGCATATTTATAGTGCGCATAACAGAGCCGTTATTTTCTTTAAAATTGCCTGCTCTGATAAGCTGCATCTGCTTTTCCATATCCATGCTATTTTTCTCCCTTCATTTCCATCAAGATATCCATGATCTTGTCCAGCTTCTGTTCAGTCTTAAGCTGTTCTCTGTAAAAATCCTCTTTGGTAAGATAGTTCTGCTTGACGTCGGTAATATCGGTCTTGCACTTGTCAAACTCGTCTTTAGAGACGTAATTTTCTCTGACCTTATCCAGACCGCTTTTGCATTTATCGATGTCGTCCATAGTCCGCTTTAAAAAGTAGGTTATAATACCTATACCGCCTGTAAGAACGAGCTGAAATACTATCGTAAATATCTGCTGACTTGTCATAAAAACACCCCCAATATATTTAGTACCGTTATCCGTTATAATAACTGTACCATATATATTGGGGGTGTTACAGATGAAGCGTTTCAGCGAGTTTCTGCAATTATATTTCATCAAAGGTAATCTGACCCTCGATAGGAGCGTTTTGCTTTTCCTGCCTTATCTCAGCCGTTATGCTGCGGATCGTGCGCTCAGACAGATTATATTTATTGACAAGAAACTTGAAGTTATATCCGTTAAAATCCCTGCGTATCTTTTCGTCACGTGCCGATCGGATAACAGAATCAGCTTTTGCAATGTAAATTGACAAACCACCGTAACGCTGCACAAGCTTTTCGTATGCCTGTGAGCCGATGCAGTCGTAAATATCCCGCTGCTCTGGAGTAAGGTCTTCTTCGTATATATCAAGTTCCGGCATATTTCTCACCTTGCCTTTTCGCCCGCCGCTCTGCCGAATTAACATAACGCTTGAGCTGTTCGATAAGCTTAGAACACTGTTCCTGATCTATCCACCGAAACGGCTGCTTTTTTGATGCCGTAACGCCCAGTACTTTGCCTATCACGCCAATTAGCCTGTCTCCAACGTCAGCTGACTCTGGATTAGTGTCAAGTTCCTTGAGCCTGTAGCAGTATCTCCAGCACAGCCGCTGCTGTTCAGGCGTAGCCATACCGTTGCAGCCGATCTCTTCAGCTTCTTTCTTTTTGTTTCTAGATTTGGTATTATGCAGCAGATGGTTTGGATCGGCAAGCTTCATGCGATTGATAAGTTCTGCCTGAACAGCCTTGAATTCGCTATCGTCAAGCTGTTTTACCGAATCTTTACCGGTAATGCTAAAGATCAATTCGTGCAGCATATCATCTTTATCTTTGCCGACAATACCAAGACCTGCTCCCAGACCGTAAATTCTTTTAATCTGCTCCTTTGTTGCCATATCCAAATCCTCCTGTCCTTATTTTTTAGCCGTGAATTTCGTTTTCGGCGTTCTTTCAACTACAACCGCGCTGTCAATCATATCCACAGCACGCTCCACAATCTCATCGGTAAGCTGTTCGTTATTAATCATAAGCAGACGTTTAAGATTCTGCCAAGCGACGGCTTCGGATACCAGATAAGCGTTCTCCTGCGCCGCCTTTTCATCCAGACCGCCAAGCTGCATAAGATTTTTTACGTCGGTCTCATATTTCGCACCCTTAAGCTTTTTCTCCAGAACTTTGCGGCTCTTATCGTCAAGCCCAAGCCCATCCAGTATCTTAGCAACGCTGCCGTCCTTTATGTACTCCTTGTTGTAAACGGCGGAAAGCAAGCGTTTTGCAGATTCTGACAAGGTGTAGGTTACGTCCTCTTTTACAACGTCGCCGTACGCTTTACCAAAGATCTCCTTAAGCATTGTTGGGTACACAAGCTTAACGTTGTCGGCGTTGGTGACTGTGATTGCATTGCCAGCATTGTCGCTGTAGACAGCAGATTTAAACTTTGTATCCTGCAGGTCGGCTTCCGAAGCCTTAAGGATATCAGCCTCGATGCCGTCTGCCTCTGATTTAAGCTCCGAAATTTCCGCCTTGATCTCAGCATAACGTTTTACCTTTTCAGACAGATCCATAAGCCGTCTTTACCTCCTCTATGATTTCTTCGGCGCAGTTTCTGCAGGTATCACGTCCCTTGATAGAGCGCACATTATCAACACTGCCACAATAGCAACAGGTAGGTCTGTGCTTGCGAATCATGATACCGTCCGCTGTCTTCTCGATGTCAACAGCCATGCCTCCCGCAAAGCCCGCTGCAAGTCTGATGTCCTTCGGGATCGTCAATCCAGCTTTGCTTGTAAGCTTTTTATGTTTTGTTTCCATAGCGTTTTTACCTCCTTGTTTTTCTGCACTCTGCATTTATCAGGGCTTGTGACCTGCGCCGATCGGCGGCTGCATTACAGGAGGGGCACAGCCCCTCTGATACTTATTATTTCTTGTCTACAATTGAGCATTCATTGCATTCTCCGTTACTGTTGCAAATATTATCACAATAGCCGCATTTATCGCAGTACGGACAGTCATCACAACACATTTTCATAAAAAAGGCACATTCTGCGCTGCCTTTCATAAAACATTCAAAATTATTATGCATATTTAGTCGCCTTTACTTTCCTCGGCTCCTCGATGCGTACCATGTCTATCCAGCGTATCTTATCAGTATATCTATGTACAAGGCAAAGCTGCTTGTCCGTCGCCTTCGAAACCATCCAGTCCGCAGGATCAAGCTTGTAATACGCTATTATTCGTTTCTGAGCTTTGGTGGGATTTTTTCCGTGCTTCATTCTTTTTGTCCTCCGTTTCACTTTTTATACCGCCATATCCATATATTTAGCGATTGCAGACAATCCCTTGGCGGTCACATTGCCGTTATCGAGGGCGTTGGAGTATAGATTGACCGCTCCTCTGATAGCCTGTGGACTTTGAGCGATACGCAGTAAAAATTCAACAGCAGCAGCGTCCTCTCTGATATCCGGAAAGAGCATTTCGATGTCGCTCTTCTTTATCTGCTTAACGCTGTAAAACCGGGTATTCTTCGTCCTGTTGCGTATCTGTGCAAACTCCGCTTTCTGCTTTCCGCCAAGTCTGCTTACCGTGGTCTCGTTGCCGACAAAGCATATTCCAAGGGTCTGTCCCTTTTCGTCAAAGCAGTCGCAAAGGCTTCGGAGAGTATCAATGGCATTTCTGGTGAGATGCTGGGCTTCGTCCACGATTATCACCATGCCGTCCGAAAGCTTTGACGAGATTTCCAACCAGAGTCTGCTCACAGAGCCGGAGGATACGTTCAGCTTAGAACCGATAAGTTCCAGCACGGATTTTGATGACTTGATGCACGGATTTACCGTTATGTATGTACAGTTTGTGCCGTGCTCACGGTAATACTGCCTGCAAGCCTGTGTTTTGCCTATACCTGCGTCACCGCAGGCTATGGCAAGACCGCCCTGAAGCTGACAGTTACGTATGATCTTGTACACGTTAGACGATATTGACGTTTCCTTATAGTCTGTGCCGACATAGATTTCAGCTGCAGCCTGCTTGGTTTCAAAGTATTCAATTACTTTTTTCATCTGCTTATCTACATCGCCGTTGTAGGTACCTGACTTAATTGCAGAGTATGAGCTATCGGATATACCAATCTTTTTGCAGACTGCAGCCGCAGATAGATTTTCCGAGTACTGCAGCTGTTTTATCTGTTCCAATGCCCACTCCTGTTTAGCTGTTAGCTTTTTCATTTATTAATCACTCCTCCATTTATTCTTCCGCCTCTCGGCGTTTTCGTTCATTTTATCTATATTGACCACAATATCGTCTCCGGAAGCCTTTGATATACTTTCCGGTTCATTATCAGCTCTTATCATAATCACATTGGACGGCATAACGATCTTAAAGCTCTGCTTACCATGTGCTGCCTTGAGAGCGGCAGCCTCCATAAGGTCGATCTTATGCTCTGAGTTTAAGCCATCTGTGATATTCTGAGCCTCGGCTTTAATAAACCGTTGTACTCTGCGCTGTAAAGCCATTGCATCGGAAATCTCTTCCTTGCTTTCGGTGATGTAATCTATAAGCAGCTTGTCCGCACATTCCCAAGTCCAAAGGTAACGGTCCGATTTATCGTAAACCCTTACGCTTCTAAGATCGGCGGGATCGTATCTTACATAGACCTCCTCGCCCAGGTGACGGTAAGTGTTTTCATAGTCCATAAACCAGACCTTTTCGCCGGATATTTCAACAAATACGCCGTTGCGCTTGATCTTTTGCACCCTTGTTGATCTCATAAGCATAAGATTAAGTTCGGCTTCCGGAGCTTTGCGTATTCCTACAGACTTTATATCCATATTCCATACGTCAATACGACTCATTCCTTTGTACTTTGTCTCAGCTCCGCCATATTCCTGCATATTAAAATCACCGTCAATATACATATCAATATATTCTCTAATCTCAAAGTCGCAGGGAATCTTGCCTTCTTTAATTCTACGCTTAAGGCTCTCAGGTCGCTGCATAATAGTGCCGCCGCAGTAACCTTCAAACATTCTTGCAAACTGCATTGTGACCGTGCTAAATGTACGCTCAATAGGCTTTGCTTTAGCGTTACGGACGATTGCGTTATGCATCGTGATTCCAAGCCTTTGGAGTATTGTCGGTGGTTCGATCTCAGGGTTATCGGTTTTCCTGCTTCGATGACCTTTTCCGCCAACGTCATGGGTCAAAAACTCTCGACCGTTATCAAAATATACGGCTTTCGGAATGCCAAACCGCATAATTCCATGCCTTAATGCGATGATTGTTGACTGGGAGTTCGGACTGTCGCATATATTCCAGCCGACCAGCACTCCGCTTTTGGCATCCAAAAAGGCTGTAAGGTACAGCCTGTGGATCGTGCCGTTATCTTCATCGTAGGACTGTATATCGAACGTGTGGTTATCTGCGATCCAGACGTCGTTAGCGTGGAGACCGTCGTACATACGGCTGATATATGGCAGGCATTTATCTTTCATAGCCTTATCGCCGTCGCGCATATATGTAAGCACGGCTTGTGGTATTTCCGACTTTATATGCCGCCTGAAAGTATTGTCTGACGGGAAGTTTGATACCATTGACGGATACCACTCTTTTGCACATTCAAGCGTTAGGTCGTAACAACGCGAAACGGTAGGTTTGTTTTCGGAAAGATAGAAATAGCAAAACTGCTCCCACAGCTCCGGTGGGATACTGCTCTTACCCTTATTGGCTCCGCCTCGATTTTCACAAAGCCCCTGCAGATTATTATTTCTGTAGGCTGCATACTTGCGGTATAGTATATCCACCGACACTTTGATATCATTATGCTCGAGCTGACACTTGCCGACGTAAAGCTTATCCACTTCGGTTTTCTTTCCGGGGTATTGATCCCGGTAACGCTGCCAGTCTCTGAGGATATCTACCCAGAGTGCGATTTCATCACGCTCATCTTCGGAAAACTCTTCGATTGACGTTTTCACAGGCTTTTTGGGCTGTTTTAACGCATTTTTAACAGGCTGTGCAACAAGTTCTAAGCCCGCTTCCGCTCTTTTCTGAGCATAGTATTTTGCCTGCAGGCCTTCGGGGAGTGATGATATTGGGATCATATATTTAGGACGGTTCCTGTCGTTGATTTCGATATTGCATGACAATTTTCCGTCCTTGCACAGTTTCTTTATATATCGTTCACTGCAGCCTTTAAGATCAGCAGTTTTGGCAACCGTCAAATATTCCACATCATCACCTCCCGAAGTTACTTGACAAAACTAATGTTTTCTGATATACTAAGTATCAGAGCCAGAACGGTTGTTTACGAGGTCGGACAGAAAATCTTCTGTTTCGGTCAATACTGCAAGAATGGTCGCAACATTCCTGCGGAGCTGTTCAGGCTCTATTTTTATGTCCTCAAGGCAGCTTGCCTGAGCCAGAAGCCGGGCTTGTCCCACCGCATGAGACAGTACTTGTGTTTTAAATTCCTTGTATTTCATTGGTTACACTTCCTTTCTCGGTCTGCCCGCACCACCCCCGGGAGAGGGTCCCGGGCCGACCGAGCCGCCTGTTGCGGCTCGGTTTCGGCTAGAAAAATCGGAATGTATAAGTCTACTCCTTCCGAAAGAGTACCCTGCGCACTTATACTGCGTTGCACAACCTTGTCGACTAGGTTGATTGAGTTGGCTTTCACATCAGGACTTGCACCTGATAGGCTTACGCTTGCGAACCTAGCACCATGCGTGAACATTTAGCCGCCCCGATTATTACCGAAACGGCAAGGTAGATAGGATAAAAAGTTATCCTAAGTGGGTCTGATACGCTCAGACGGGCGGTATCTTTATGTTGTCTTTAGACTGTGTTATAAAAATACAAAAAACGTTCCAGCTGGTGCAAACATTAAGCTCATGCGCTCTCAGCTTGCATTTACGAGTTCGCACCTTAAGGAAAGTCGGAACCCTTATAACAAAACCTGTACCTCGGCTAATTCAACCCGACGACACGTAGCCAGAACACGTGGTTTTTAAGTCATACGCTACCGATATTTTATGTCCTCGGTTTACAGACTGTATGACAGGCTTGGTTCAAGATCTAAGTCGTTACCTCTGAGCTTGCAAGCTGCAGGTGATTCACTATATCCCCTATGGCGGGCAAGCACGGCACCTGCATATTTTGGTCTGCCATCATCAGTACCGGGAGACCGTCCCCGGCAGACAGCCGAGTTACTGTCGGCTGTTTCGGCTGTTTCGTGATCTGCCGCACAGATCGTCAAGACTGCATTGCAGCACATTGGCTATCCTGATCGTAGTCTTAAGAGAGGGCGTCAAAACGCCCTGCTCTATCTTGCACACGGTCACATTGCTGATCCCCGCATACTTAGCAAGCTCTCTCTGATTAAGATCACGCTGCTCTCTAATCTGCTTTATGCTTTTCCCAATATCTGCGCTCATAAAGGCGTTCCCTCCTTTTAGCAAAGTATATATCTCTGATAAGAGAGAGGATAAGGTGCATACAGATCAATCCGGATAGTGTAAGCAACGGTATGATCCAGAACTCGGAATGTCCGCTAAGACTTGTTATGGCACACCATAGCATGATAATGGCAAACATGGTAAGCACCTTTCCCTCGTCCGTAAGTTTTTTCATAATAAACCCTCCTTACTTATACATCATAACGGTGATAACGTCTTTAGCGGCAGCAAGCGGACTGTCTCCTGTGATGCCTATATCATACACATGACCGTTCTTCATGGTTACAAGCACCCACTCTTCTCCGTTGTCTTCGCAGTAAGTTATATCATCAACATCATCATTGGCGGCATGGAGCAGGAAGTAGAGCTCTTTTTCTACGAATAAAGCTTTATTCATTATATATCCTCTTATTGGCGGAGTTTGTTCCGCCCTTGTTTGCTGCTCGCCGTATTTTTCAGCTATGCAATCAAGATCATCATCTATTGCTGCCTTAGCATCCTCGATTGTATTATAAGCCTTTGGCGAGAAAGCCCCGTAAGGTGATATGCAAACATAGCCTATCCTATCGTTACCTGATATCGTATAGCCTCTGTACTCATACATATTCACATCGGTTTCCTTAATCTTATACTTATTCATTAAAATTCCTCCTTTTTCGATTGACGTTTAACGCTTTTTGTGTTAAACTTAATTTATCATGGGGTAACTATGCCCTAGAGGTTACCCTATAGTAAATTATAACTAGATTTTTTCTAATTGTCAAGTGAAATTCTAACTCGAAATTAGAAAAACGCTAATTTTGTGATAAGTAACAAAGGAGATGATTGAATTTTGGATATTTTGGATAGAATAACTATGCTTTTAGGCAATCGAGAGCAAAAAGAATTGACTAATTACCTGAAATTAAATAATGTTGCTTTTTCAGAATGGAAGTCTGGGAAAAGCAAATCATATAGAAAATATCTAATTGAAATTGCTGAATTTTTTGATGTTTCAATAGATTACCTTGTTTACGGCAAAGAAAAAAGCTCACTAGCGGAACAGTTGACCGCTGATGAGCAGGAGTTACTTACATATTATAAGGAATTAGATTTAATGAAAAAGGGTCAAGTCCTCGAACGTGCCAAGGTCCTTTTTGAGCAGTCAAAAATACCATTAAAAGAGCTTGAAAACAGTGTTTTCATAGAGTACTATTCGTTGCCTGTCAGTGCCGGAACTGGCGTTGATCTGGATGGCTGCGAAAAAGGTATGTTGGAGGTTAAGAAAACGCAGCTCACTCTTGAGGCTAATTTTGCTCTAAGAGTGTCTGGCAACAGCATGGAGCCTGTATTCCACGACGGAGACGTAGTTCTGATAGCCTCGCAGCCATCTGTTGAGATCGGCGAGATAGGCATTTTTATACTTAACGGGGAAGGATTTATAAAGAAGTTCGGCGGAGATCGCTTGATTTCCCTTAACCCGGATTATGATGATATTCCGCTGCATGATTATGATAGTATCTATTGCCGGGGAAAGGTTATTGGAACTGTATGATATAAAAATATGAAACTAAGCAACTTGTGCTTGATCTTCCGACTGTAGTGATTGTTCGAGCCGCACAGTGGGACATTGATAAGTTAATGGGAACTAGTTCCCATTAATCGAATTTTTAGTTCCTATATTCCCGTATAAAATATGGAAATCTTTCAATGAGATTTTTCAATTGAACATTCAAACTATTTTATAAACGTTATAGCTTTAAAATGCGTAAATACGCTGTTTTGTGACAATTTTAAAATTTGAAAACAGTTCTAAAACGTTCTAAAAAGGTAAAATTTAAAGGTCTTAAAATGCTTTTAAAATTGCATTTTAAGACCTTATTTTTTTGACATTCAATTTTCTTATCCGCAAAGCACGTCAACTTTTTGCATATTCAAACCGCCGCATTTGCGCCACTTTCGTGGGTTTTCTATGCTAATTCCGAGTTATTCCGCATTTTTGCGTTTTTCGGATTTTGCGTGGCGAGCAACACTAATAATAAAAAAAGCCATGACGGACAATGCCCGTCACGGCGAGTGACTGGTCGAGGTGACGGGACTTGAACCCACGGCCTCTGCGTCCCGAACGCAGCGCTCTACCAAACTGAGCCACACCTCGAAATACCACTGTAATATTATATCACACCCATCAAACCTTGTCAAGGCGTTTTTTTCTGTTTTGTATCCTCTTTGCTCTTTTTTACTGCGTTGACCTTTGGTGTATGACGAATTTATTGAAATCATTCTCATTGTAACTTATTTTCATTGACATATGCCTTGCGTTGTGATATTATATATATAAAGGTGTTCTCATTTAAAAGTTTTTGTATGAGGTGATGAAATTAATGAATATGAAGAAAAGAATGTTGAGCATTGTCCTGTCTGGCGCAATGGCTGTTTCTACTGCTGTGTCTGCTGGATCGTTCAGTGCCTTTGCCGTGGCGCAATGTGTTGCGTATTCAGGCTCTAATGTGAATGATCAGGACTATGTGCAATGGTCTGACACAGTGAAATCTTACCTAACAGTGTGCGACAACGGCAATTATATGCGTGTCCAGTCAGGCGCTATCAAGGGCAAGCTCCTTGTGGAATATTACAGCTCTGATTTTGAACCGCTCAGCACTAAGCTTATCGACAATGAACTGCCGGTCTTTGGTGCTTTCTATGACTCCGGCAATAATTATTATGTCCTTAGCGGTCAGGAAAATCCGAAACAAAACGACTCCCTCGAGGTTTTCCGTATCACGAAGTATGATAAGAATTGGAACAAAATAAAGTCCTGCGGTCTGTATGGAGCTAACACTACAGTTCCATTCGATGCAGGCTCGGCAAGAATGACCCATAGCGGTGACCACCTGCTTGTGAGGACCTGCCACGAAATGTATAAATCAAGCGACGGCAATAATCATCAGTCTAATGTTACCATTGAAGTGGATATGCCTTCAATGACTATCACTGATTCGTATACCGGCATCATGAACGTTGATTATGGCTATGTGAGCCACTCCTTCAATCAGTTTATAAAAACCGACGGCAACCATATAGTCGCCCTCGACCATGGTGACGCTCATCCACGTTCTGCCGTTCTGGTGAAATATAATTCTGATTTTACTACAGGCAAATTCTTCCCAAGATATTTTGAACAGGTCAGCAATATCGACGTTGTAACATACCCTGAATATACCGCCGGTCACTATAACTATACAGGTGCGGCTATAGGCGGCTTTGATGTGTCATCATCAAGCTATATCGTGGCACAGAGTACAGTTGACCTTGATTATATCAATACGTCAGAAACACGAAACGTCTACGTTTCCGCTGTTTCAAAGGATCTTTCCACAAACAAACTCAATAAGATAACTTCTTATGCAGAGGGTACAGACTCAGCTTCTGCTCCACAGCTTGTGAAGATAAATAATAACAGCTTTTTGCTATTGTGGAGCAGAGATACAAAGGTAAGCTGTGTGAAGCTAAACGCTGACGGCACAGTAAACGGCAGTATACACACCTTTGAGGGAAGCCTTTCAGATTGCCAGCCTGTTATCAAAAACGGCAGAGCAGTTTGGTATGTTTACGATAAAAATAACGTGACCTTCAACTCCCTGAACCTTTCAAATCTTGATGATATAAAGACGGTTGATGTCAAAACAGGTCATGACTACGAAACAAAGTACGCATCAAAAACTGACGGCACTGTAACACAGACCTGCAAGTCTTGCGGTTATGTGAATAAGTTCACAGTTCCGACCTCTACCACTGTTTATTGGCGCACAGACCTTTCGAATACGTCCTTTTCAAGCGTATTGAGCAAAACTCAGTTCAGTGTGGGCGACAGCATTGATTTCTGGCTTTATGACGATACAGACTACACAGTTGAATTTTCTGATCGCAGTATGGTAAGTGTAAATAAGCTTGAAAACTATGCTAATGATATCAGACGTATCACATTCAAAAACGGCGGTTCACTCACTGTAAAAATTTATCCTACATACAATCCGTCTGTAGCAAAGACATACAAATTCACCTGCGGATGCACGAGCCACACATATGGCAGTGCTGTTATCACAAAACAGCCGACCTGCACATCAGAGGGTACAAAAACAAAGACTTGCACAAAGTGCGGAGCAACAGTAACAGAAACAATTGCAAAGCTTTCCCACAGCTACACAACCACAGTTGTTGCACCTACTTGCACTGCTGACGGCTACACTCTCCACAAGTGTTCTGTTTGCGGTACTTCATACAAGGATAGCACAACAAAAGCAACAGGTCACAGCTACGGAAATTCTGTTGTAACAAAACAGCCGACCTGCACATCAGAGGGTACAAAAACAAAAACTTGCACAAAGTGCAATGCGACAGTTACAGAAACTATACCAAAGACTTCACACAAATATGCTGACACAGTTGTTGCACCTACTTGCACTACTGGCGGCTACACACTCCACAAGTGTTCTGTTTGCGGTACTTCATACAAGGACAACACAACAAAAGCAACAGGTCACAGCTACGGAAATTCTGTTGTAACAAAACAACCGACCTGCACATCAGAGGGTACTGCTATAAAGACTTGCACAAAGTGCAATGCGACAGTTACAGAAACTATAGCAAAGACTTCACACAAATATGCTGACACAGTTGTTGCACCTACTTGCACTACTGACGGCTACACTCTCCACAAGTGTTCTGTTTGCGGTACTTCATACAAGGACAGCACAACAAAAGCAACAGGTCACAGCTACGGAAATTCGGTTGTAACAAAACAGCCGACCTGCACATCAGAGGGTACAAAAACAAAGACTTGCACAAAGTGCAATGCGACAGTTACAGAAAAGCTTCCTGCAAAGGGTCACACTGCAGTTACCGATAAGGGCTACCCTGCTACTTGCACCACCGCAGGCAAAACAGACGGCTCACATTGTTCAGTTTGCAATACTGTTATCAAGGCTCAGACAGTGATAAATGCCACAGGTCACAAATCAAGCGGTTGGATAACTGACAAGGCGGCTTCTATCGGAGTTAAAGGCTCAATGCACAAGGAATGTACAGTCTGCAAGAAAGTTCTTGAAACGGCTGAAATCCCTGCACTTTCAAGAATTAGCATTTCAAAGGCAAGCGTGACACTTTCAACTTCGACCTACGCATATGATGGCAAGGCAAAGAAGCCTGGTGTAACGGTCAAGCTAAACGGCAAAACTTTGAAGAATAGTACAGATTACACAGTTTCCTATTCAAACAACACCAAGGTCGGAACAGCTACTGTAAAGATCACGGGCAAGGGCAACTACACAGGTTCTGTTTCAAAGACCTTCAAAATCAAAAATAACTTCAAGAAAGCCACAGTTTCGGGCATTTCAAATAAGTCATACACGGGCAAGAATATTACACAGAGCATTACTGTTAAATACAACGGCAAAACGCTGAAAAATGGCACTGACTATACAGTTTCCTATTCAAGCAACAAGAAAATAGGTACTGCCACAGTAAAAATTGCAGGAAAAGGCTCTTACACAGGCACTATCACAAAGACGTTCAAGATAAATCCTGCCAAGCAAGAGATACAGAAGCTCACAGCTAAGAGCAAGGCTTTCTTTGTGGATTGGGCGCAGAAAGGCTCTGCTTCTGGATATGAAATTCAGTATGCTACAAACTCTAAGTTTACAAGTGCAAAGAAAGTTACTATAACAAGCAACAAGACAGACAAGACCACTGTTTCAAAGCTTTCGGGCAAAAAGAAGTACTATGTTCGTGTTCGCTCGTATACTACTGTAAAGGGTACGAAATACTACGGCGCTTGGTCGGCTTCAAAGAGTGTTACTACAAAGAAGTAATTTTATATGAGAACAGCGTATCGCAGGGGGCTGCGGTACGCTGTTTTTTTACTTTGATATTGCAGTTCGAGGCCTCAAAAATTATTCTTTTCCTAGTCTTTCAGAAACTTCAAGCACCAATCGCTGGTCTTTTTCTGAAAGTTTCGACACGCTCTCGACTATTTTCTGTGTCAGGGCAGGGTTTTTGATGTCGTCATCACGCTTATATTAGTATTATTTCTTGACATATACCGCTCAAAAGGGTTATAATGTAAAAGTAAACTAATTTTAAACGGACATACCTTTGTCTGGCAATTATGCTATACTGAAAGCAAGATAAAACGACAAAATAAGATGATTTGCCGCACCGATAATTTGACATTTTTGGTTAAAATAAAAAAATATTCTTTGAAAACGTTATACTAAGCAGCCAGCTTAACAAATTCAAAATCAAATGTGGTATAATTGTAAGAAAGAGGGTTATAAAATGGAAAATGAGCGTTTAGACAGAGTACTTGAAATATTTTATCGGCTTTTGCACGGCGAGGTCGTTTCTAACAAGCTTATTGCGGAGGAGTATAGGATATCATCAAAGAGCGTCAGTCGTGACATTGCAAGGATAAACGATTTTCTTGCGGAACACAGGGAGCTTATGCAAAATGCCGAGGTCACATATTCGCACAAGGACAGGGCTTACATACTTAAAAGCGACGAGTTTCTGAAAAATCAGGAGCTTTTTGCCTTGGTAAAAGTGATACTCGGGGCACGTTGTTTCAGCAAAGAAGATATGCTATTCATTGTATCTAAGCTGAGAAAGTTTACCACTGCCAATGACCGAAAGCTTCTTGATGAGGTGATCCGCAGGGAGATATATCATTATCACGAGGTACGCTCTGACTGCGACAGCGTGATAAACAATCTTTGGCGTCTTGTGCAGTGCATTGATGGTAAGAAGGTCATTTCGGTGACATATCTGAAAATGGACAGGAGCGAAGTTGTTAGGAAGCTGAAGCCTGCGGCGATAATGTTCAGCGAATATTATTTTTATCTTATCGCATATGCGGCAGATGATACCCAGTACAAGGCGAGGTATTTCCGCATTGACAGGATAAAAAATATTGTTGAGCACAGGGAGAATTTCCAGCTTGATCGTGAGCACAGCTTTGACGAGGGCGACCTGCGTGAGAAAAATCAGTTTATGTTTCCAGGGGACAACGTGCGGATAACCTTTGAGTTTTCGGGGCTGTCTTTGCAGGCAGTTCTTGACAGGCTGCCCACCGCAAAAGTCATTGAGCAGAACGGCACAAAGAGCGTTATCACTGCCGAGGTCAACTACGGCAGGGGGATAATAATGTACCTGCTCTCCCAAGGCTCGTGGGTAAAAGTCCTTGAGCCAAAACCGCTTGTGGAGGATATGCTGGCAGAGATTGGGGCGATGGGGGAAAGGTATGAGGAGAAATGATTTTACAGCGGTAATAATTAACTATTAAATACAAAGATCAGGTTAGGATGTATAATATGAGTGAAATATTGAAATTAGAAAATGAGGGACTTGCCGTTGAATTTGAAGTCATACCGGCCGTAAGTGAAACTGACATTAAGCAGAGCGGCTATGACATCGACGCTGCGATAAAAGATATAGATAATTGTCTAAACATCACAAATAAAAAAATCGAAGCTCTTAATTCCGAAATAGATAGGCTTACTAATCACGCTGACGGAATGGATTATATTGTGGCAGTTGTAAGCGGAATATTAGCAGGAGCAATTGATTCTATATGGGTTGGAGATTTTTCATTAGATCGTGCAAATGAATATGGTGATAATAAAGTAAATAACTTTGTGATTAAAATTGCACAAAAAGCGGGTTATACAGGTGATGATCTTAATGGTGCAGTAAAATATCTTGAAAAGAATTATGCCATCGTTGCCGATAAAGCTACAAATGATTTCGGCGGAGGTTTACAGCACCATTTACGAGATTTCTCACATCACCCAACACTTATAGGTTTATTTTTCTCTATGCTTACTCAGTTTACACATAAATTATATGGCACAGACGTAGCCGGACACTTTAAAGTGGTTGAAGTGTCTCAAGCAGACCTGATCTTGATCGGTAAGAATTTGCCTGAGAAAATTACATTTGGATTGATCAACTGGTTTTTTCATATGATAAGCGATATGGCTGGCTCATCTTCTTCGATCAGCAAAGGTAATACCGGAACTGGTTTGCCCGGTCCTTTAGTTTCATTTTTAAAGGAAATATCGGCACTTCCAATATTCCGTAAACTTGATGATAATGGATATAAGAAGTTTTCTGTTTGGATATCTAAACTCTTTAACGGAACATTGCTTGCAAAAAAAGATGAAAACGGGAAAATAATAGAAGCTGTAAAATTTGATCTGAGGACTGAAATAGGCGTTGCCAATGAATTAAAAAGGCAAGCTGTTCCAGTGATTATAAACGAATGCATTGTTCGTGGTTTTTATTTTATAAGAAGATTATGCAATGAAATAAAATCAAAGGATATCAGGTCATTTGATGAAATGTCACGAGTTGATTGGAAAGCAACTTTACCATTCAAAAATCGCACTATAGTGCGTATGCTTACAATCTCAACTGGAACGTTTATGGCTTTTGATTTAATTGACGCTGCAATAAGATCAGCGGCAAAGTCAGGCGGTAATGCAGCAGTTTTTGCAAAAGAGTTTATTCTCAAAGTGAATTTTGTAGGTGTGGGCAGATTTGCTATTGCCGCTGGCACGGATATCGGTATGGGCATAAAACGAAATAAACTTAGGAATGAGCGTATGCAGCTCTATACAACAAGTATTAGATTACTAAATGCCAAGGTATATTATTGTGAAGCAAATATGTGGATAGCAGCCGAGGATGCAGGAAAGAGTATCGAAGAAGCATATCAGGTAATGATCGTGTCTGTAGAACGCTATCAAGAAAGTATACAACAAATTTCAGAAGATATGAAAAAATTAGATAAACTTATACCAGAAGCTGAAAAGAATAACCCAGGACTTACAGATGATATTTATGACATCTTGAAGTGGGGATAATAAAAAAGGAGTGTTACATATGAGTAATGAACTTGAAATTTTTAAGGTCAATCAATCTGAACTTCCAAACATCATTACAGATCAATGGCGTGATATACAAGGTTTGGAAGATAAGGTGAAGAAGTCTGTTAAAATGGCTCAGACTGCAAAAACTTCTGCTGACAGGGCTTATGGCAAATCAGCAGGTTTGGGACACAAAAAAGAAGCTATTGAATCTTTGCAGGAAGCTTCTGTTGATCTTGCAGAATCACAAGTACAGGTCGTTGAGGCACAACAACTTTCTTTTGAATATCAGAAGAAGCTAAGCGAGATAACCAAGTATCTGTTTGCACTTGGCGTAAGTAATATAGCTGCCAACAGGACAGTTGTTCGTGAATTGGAGTTAAAGCTGAGAGGTGCTTCAGAGGGGGAGCTTTCCGACTTGGCAAGAAAAGAAGTTCTGAGCGTTATATCCCAGTTGAAAGCTCAGGAAGATATGATGAATAAGCAAAAGCAAATGTCTGAAACGTTAAAATCACAGGATAAAACGATATCAGAACATCAAAAGAAAGCGGAACATCACGATGAAGTCCTTGCAAAAATGGCGCAAAAAGACAAAGAACAAGACCTGACGCTATCTAAACACACTAAAAAAGATCTTGAACATGATCGTCTTTTAGCTGAAAGAAAACAGAAAGACGAGGAGCAGGACAAATGGCTTTCTGAGCAGGCTGAAAAAGACCTTGAACATGACAGACTCTTGGCGGAAAGAAAACAAAAAGACGAAGAACAGGACAAATGGCTTTCTGAGCAGGCTAAAAAAGATCGTGAACATGACAATCTCTTGGCGGAAAGAAAACAGAAAGACGAAGAACAGGACAAATGGCTATCCGAACAGGCAGAAAAGGATCGTGAACACGATAGACTCTTAGAGGAAAGAAAGCAGAAAGATGAAGAACAAGACAGCAAGCTTTTGGAACATCAGGAATCATTAGACGTAATTATGGAAAGAGATAAATCCCAGGATAAAGCCATAAATAAACTTACAGATGAAAACAAAAAGCTTATGAAACTAGTCGAAGACCTGACAGCAACCAAAAGTGATAAAAAAGCGGTTCCGAAAAATAAACCGTGTAAACGCAATAATCGCCAAATTTCTGACAATACTAAAATTGCAGCCAAACAGGGCAA